ATAATCATTTTGGCTCGATGAGTTCGGACAACCTGTTGAACCGCTGCAGATACCTGCGCCTCGCAGAGGGTTGCGAGTACCTGATCGTTGACCACCTGAGCATACTGGTCTCGGGGTGGGACTCCTCGACAGGGGACGAGCGAAGGCTCATCGACAATGTGATGACGGCCCTGAGGTCGCAGGTCTGCGAGGCTACTGGAGCCGGCATGATCCTCGTGTCCCACCTCAAGAGGGTGGAGGGTAAGTCAGCAGAGCGGGGAGGGGACCCCGAGCTCTCCCACCTTCGAGGCTCCCAGGCTATCAGCCAGTTGTCCGATGCTTGCGTGGCCCTGAGCCGTGACACGATGGGAGAGGACCCCAACCTCACCACAGTGCGGGTGCTGAAGAATAGATTCAGTGGAGACCTCGGGCTGGCCTGTCACCTGAGGTACGATCCAGACACGGGGCTCCACTCGGAGGTCAACCCTGACTTCGAGGATGAGGAGACACCGTTTTGAAGTATGGCATCCTCGATCTGTTCAGTGGCATCGGTGGGTTCTCGCTTGGCCTCGAGGCGGCGAGGGCCCCCGATGGCACGAGACCTTTCGAGACCCTGGCGTTCTGTGAGAACTGCCCCGAGGCTCGAAAGGTTTTGCGGAAGCACTGGCCTGACACCAGAATCTACAAAGACATAAAGGAGTTGACCTATGAAAAACTACAAGCAGATGGAGTTCGACCTTGGATCTGTACCGGAGGTTTCCCCTGTGTCGATATATCTAAAGCGGGTAAGGGCCTTGGAATCATTGGGGAACGGAGTGGATTGTGGAAGGAAATGTTTCGTCTACTCCGAGATGCTCGGCCCCGCTGGGCAATTATTGAGCAGGTTTCAGCCCTTCGCAGTCGGGGGCTTGCCCTGGTCCTGCAACATCTCCAGTCGCTCGGGGGTCATGTTGTCGAGTGGCATTGCATACCCGCTTACGGGGTTGGTGCCCCTCATATCCGAGATAGGATTTTCATCATCCTCCGACTCACAGATGGACCTGTGGCCTACCCCCACAACCAGCGGGATCAAGGGGGGCAACAAGAGGTACAGCCAGGGGGGACTGCCCCTGAGTGCTGCAGTGAAGATGAGCCCAGGCTGCTCGAGGGATATATCAGGAGGCTCCTCTCAGAGTGCCCCCCTTGGGAGCCTGACACCGGAATTTTGCGAGTGGCTCCAAGGGTTCCCCGTAGGGTTCACAGACTTAGACAATTAGGGAACGCCGTGGTGCCACGGATACCCCAGCTGATAGGTGAAGCGATACTGGAATGGGAGAGAGATGAAAGACTGTAACCCCCTGGAGGCCGTCCTGGCAGTGAGCCTGTTCCTCGACAAGAGGACCCCAAAGGAGATCATGGGCTGGCTGTATAAGGACAGGGACAATAGGTTCAGAAAAGAGAAGGCCCTCGAGCTTGAGGAGATCCCCTTCCATGTGTTCTTCAAGAAGCTCGGGCCCCTGTATAAAGCTCGGTTTGTCCAGGGGGCAATGCTCGACTGCGGCGGCGAGGCTGAAGGTAGAATTTTTGTAGGCAGTAAGAAGAAAGGTTGAGGCATGAAGTACGGGATTGATTGGGAGGGGCTCTCGGACCCCAAGGTTTTATTCTTTGATATAGAGACAGACGGCCTGAGGCCTGAGGTGATCCACTGCATTGTGACCGCCAATGAGAAGGGCGAGATCAAGAGGTACAACCATGCCGAGGAGGGGAACCTGAATGAGGGGCTCGAGGCTCTCAGGATGGCCGATGTATTGGTGGGCCACAACATCATTGCCTACGACCTCCCTGTCCTCGCGACCCTCTACCCTGGCTGGGCCACCAGTGCAATCGTCAGGGACACGCTGGTCCTGGCAAGGCTGGGTTATCCGAATGTCCAAGAGCTGGACTACAAGGAGAGGAAGCTGCCCAAGGAACTGATAGGCTCCCACAGCCTGAAGGCCTGGGGGCAGCGGCTGGACTTCGAGAAGTTCAGCTACGGCGAGGACGATGAGTCAGCCTGGGAGAGGTGGTCCCCTGAGATGGAGAACTACTGCCAGCGCGATGTCGAGGTAGTCCACCGACTCTTCATGAAATTTGCCGACGACATCCAGGGGAACCCCGACATCTTTGAGAAGGCTATTGAACTCGAGCTCTCCATGCAGGACCTCACCGAATCTATGACCTACCGAGGGTTCTACTTTAATCGGGAGGAGGCCGAGAAACTTTATGCTCGTCTGCTTGCGAAGAAGGACCAGCTGAGTGAGGAGTTGAAGGAGTTGTTCCCCCCGAAGGAGATTGCCCTGAAGACCAAGACGAAGTTGGTCCCCTTCAACCCTGGCAGCAGGAACCAGATCGCCGAGAGGTTTGTTGCCAAGGGCTGGGAGCCCAAGGAGTTCACGCCCAACGGAAGGCCGATGATCAATGAGCCTGTCCTCGAGGCCCTCGAGGCTGACTACCCCGAGGCCAAGGCACTGAAGGAATACCTGCTGGTGCAGAAGAGGATAGGCCAGTTAGCCGAGGGCCCTAACAGTTGGTTAGGCTTGGTCACGGAGGACAATCGAATCCACGGGCGAGTGATCTCCTGTGGAGCCACAGTCTCTCACCGGATGGTTCATTTCACCCCCAACCTGGGGCAGGTCCCTGGCGCGGGAGCCGCTTATGGTGAGGAATGCAGGTCCCTGTTCTGTGTACCGCCAGGAATGAAACTGGTAGGCACAGACCTATCGGGTGTAGAACTCCGAGTCCTCGCACACTTCCTCGCTTTCTGGGACGGAGGGGACTACGCCCGGGAGGTAGAGGAGGGGGACATTCACACTTCAAACATGAAAGCGGCTGGCCTTACAGATAGGTCTCAAGCAAAGACGATGATCTACGCTCTGATTTACGGGGCTGGAGATCAACGCCTGGGTGAGATTGTGAATGGCTCCCGCAAAGATGGGGGCGACCTGAGAAAACGCTTCTATGCTAATAACCCTGCGTTCCTCAAATTCATTAAGAGCGTGAAGAACAAGGCAAAGAAGAAGAAGAAACTCAGAGGTCTGGATGGCAGGCCACTCTTCCCTCGGTCTCTGCACTCAGCCCCAAACCTGCTGCTTCAATCAGCGGCGGCGGTGCTGGCTAAGAAGGCTACGATATTGCACCGGCTACTGCTGGAAACTCGAGGGTTGAGGTTCGAGATAGATTGGGCCTTCGTCGCGATGGTGCATGACGAGTGGCAGATAGAGTGTAAGGAGCCCCTCGCTGAAGAGATCGCGGAAACAGCCCCGAAAGCAATCCGGGATGCAGGCGAGTTCTACAGCCTCCGAGTCCAGCTCGAGGGGGAAGCAAAGGTCGGAGACACATGGGCAGACACCCACTGAGTTCTACGCTTATGTCGCTGGCTACTTCGATGGCGAGGGTTGCTTCACCTACAGGAGCTCACCAATTATTGAAGCAGCCTCCGTCTACCCCTTCACCCTCGAGGAGATTGCAATCAACCTGGGGGGCAAGGTATTCAAGCGGGTGCCCCGAGGAAAGCAGAGAGTCTATTATCACTTCAGAATATATGGAGACCCAGCCCTTGAACTATTAAAGAAGATTCTTCCGTACCTGAGGGAGAAGAGGGTGCAGGCCCTACAGCTATTCAGGATCAGAGAGTTACCACCTGGCCCAGAGCGTGAGAAGCTCAAGGCAGAGTTGAAGGCAATGAAGCAAGTCGAGTATAAGTGAGGCACTATGCGGAATCTGAAGAAGAAGAATACCCTGTTGATTGATGCAGACATCACAGTCCATAAGCTGTCGATCATCTGTGAGGAGACTATATGTTGGAGCGAGAGCCAGGAGTTGTACTCCAAGTTCGGTGACCTGAAGAAAGCGAAGGCCCTGTTCCGACAGACTATCGACAAGTATGTCGAGCAGCTGGGCGGCATGGAGGTGGTGCTTGCCCTCTCCCCCAGGAGGAATTTCAGGCACGACCTGAACCCTGACTACAAGGCGAACCGCAAGAAGACGGTCAAGCCTATGATCTATAAGGAGCTCAGGGAGTGGGCCTGTAGTGAGTACGCCTCAGTGTGCTGGGAGAATGTCGAGGCCGACGATGTCCTCGGGGTTCTCGCGAAGTCCCATACCCTGCCGGCTCCGAAGATCGTGGTGTCCGATGACCATGATATGCTCGGGGTCCCCTGCCTCCTGTATCAACCCCTGCACCCTGAGAGAGGACTGCAGCGTATCACCTACAAAGCTGCTGAGAGATACCACTTGTATCAGACCCTGATGGGAGACTCTGGTGACGGCTACCCTGGCCTGCCTGGTGTAGGGCCGAAGAGGGCAGAGGAGATATTGAAAGAGGGATTGTGGGAGGAGGTGGTTGAGGCTTATACCAAGAGAGGCCTCGAGGAGGAGGACGCTTTACTACAGGCCAGGATGGCAAAGATCCTTACCCCATCTCTTTATGATCAAAAGACTAAGCAGCTAAAACTATGGAAGCCTCGGAGGACTAAATGCCTGAAGACCCAAAAGTAAAAGTGATCTCGGGCGAGGACCTCGCCGAGCTTAAGAATACCAAGGTGCCAAATCTTTCTGAAAAGATGGTAGAGGCCCTGGAGAGACTCTTCCCAAACAGGTGCCCGAAGCTCGATCTCACTGACCGTGAGGTCTGGTTCAAGGCTGGGCAGGCTTCGGTGGCTGAGTTCCTCCGAGCAGAATACAAAAGACAATTAGAAGAACATGAGGTCTAACGATGTGCTTTTCATCTCCGAAGATGCCCACGCCTCCACCTATTCCAGCGGCACCTCCACCGAGACCTGCGCCCACCCCCCTGGCAATGGCCCCCTCGGAGCCCCTGAAGAGGAGGCTGGCAGCTTACGGAGGTTCGGGGACATCCCTCATGTCGAGCCTCAGGATTCCTTTGAACACTGGAACGCGAGTGTAACATGTACGATCTCACTTCAACGAGTGCGTCCTCACTGTATGAGAAGCTGTCTCTTCAGCGGCAACCATACCTGGACCGCGCCCGTGATTGTGCCAAGCTAACGATTCCTCATCTTCTTCCGGACGAGGGCCACACGGGGAGCTCACAACTGTACACTCCGTTCCAGTCTATTGGAGCTCGTTCAATCACTGGTCTCTCAAGCAAACTCTTGATGGCCCTATTCCCTCCCAACACACCTTTCTTCCGCTTGATGGTTGACCCCTACAAACTCGACCAGGTTACAGGTGACCCAGCTGTACGCACCGAGATTGATGTCACGCTCAATAGCATGGAGCAGGCGGTGATGACAGAGATCGAGACTCGCAACTATCGCCCATATATCCATGAGGCTCTGAAGCAACTGATCGTATCGGGCAATGTCCTCATCAATCTCCCCGAGAAGACAGGGGATATGAAGGTATTCAAGCTCGACAGGTTTGTCGTGAAGCGGGACCCCGAGGGTAGCCTCCAACTGATCATCATTAAAGAGTCCATCGCTCCCGCCCTCCTGCCGGACTACCTGAGGAATGAGTATGAAGAGGGGAATGAAACCAAGCTTGAAGACACCACTGATGTCTACACAGTCATTCACAGATCGGTAGATAACCCAGGGGAGTTCGAGGTCTGGCAAGAGGCCCTTGGAAACAGGATTGAAGAGACTGTTGGAACCTATAAGAAAGACCAACTCCCCTGGCTACCTCTCCGCATGGAGGTGGTCACTGGTGAGAGCTATGGCTTCGGCTATGCAGTGCAGTACCTCGGGGACCTCAAAAGTTTGGAGGCCTTGACCCAGGCAATGGTCGAGGCTGCTGCCGTCGCGGCGAAGTGTCTGTTCCTTGTGGACCCCGCCAGCCAGACTCGAGCCCGTACTCTCGCGGAGTCTCCCAACGGTGCTATCCGTGAGGGGAGAGCCGACGATGTCACGGTGGTCAACATGGGCGGCAAGGCCGCTGACATGAGAATAACCTATGAGGCTATCGGGCAGATCCGAGACCGCCTCCAGTTCGCCTTCCTCCTGCACCAGGGGATTCAAAGGCAGGGCGAGAGAGTTACAGCCACGGAATGGCGGGTGCTGGTCGAGGAGCTCGAGAATGTCCTGGCCGGCCAATATGCATTATTGTCTGCGGAGTTCCAGCTGCCGCTGGTTCAACTCCTCATGGGCAGGATGACGAAAGAGAAGAGGCTCCCAAAGATACCCAAGGATCTTGTGCGCCCCTCGATTGTCACGGGCATCGAGGCTCTTGGAAGGGGCCACGATCTCCAGCGGCTCGATGCGTTTGTCCAGGGGGCCATCCAGACTCTGGGCCCCGATATCATTTCACAGTTTATGGATGTCAGGGACTACCTTGATCGGAGAGCCAATGCTCTAGGTCTTGTCTCTGAAGGTTTGATTAAAGATGAGGCCACAGTTGCAGCCGAGCAACAGCAAGCTCAGATGGCAGCGATGGCTGAGAAGTTAGGTCCAGCCGCAATTGGCGGCATGAGTAAACAAGCAGTAGAGGCAGAGAAGAACAATGGCTGAGTTGCACGAAGTTACGATCAAGCAATCCGAGACTCCCGTGGAAGGCCCCGAGGTCCCCGAGACCGAGGTGCTCGAGGAGACCGAGGCGGGTATTTCGGTTACCAACGAAGAGGCCCAGGGGGTGGACCCTCACCCCGACGAGCTCGAGGTCGAGCGGCCTGACTGGTTGCCCGATAAGTTTGACAACCCCGAGGCAATGGCAGAGGCCTACAAGAATCTCGAGGAGAAGATAGGCGACCCTAAGCCTACGGAACCCGAAGCTGACGGTGGTCCTGTTTCAGCGGAGGCCCTCACTAAGTTCACCGATGAGTTTGCTACAAATGGTGAACTCTCCGAGGACTCCTTCACCGAGCTGGAGGGCATGGGGCTGTCGCGGGATCTCGTCACTGCCTTTATCCAGGGGCAGCAGGCCCAGCAGAATGCTCAGTTGAATGAGATGTACTCGCTTGCCGGCGGCCAGGAAGCCTACAATGGAATGCTCGAGTGGGCCCAGGGGGCCATGAGCCCTGAGGAAATTACCGCCTATAACGAGGCTGTCGAGAGCGGCGATGCCGAGAGAGCCTCGATGGCAATCAAGGGGCTGGTGGCCCAGCACTCGAATGTTGAGGGCAGGGCTCCAAACCTGTTGAGCTCTGAACCCGTGGGGCCTGGGGGTCCTGCGCCTTACGAGAGCATCGCGCAGATGACTGAAGACATGAAGACTGATGCGTATAAATCTGACCCCGCCTTCCGAGCGAAGGTGGCAGGCAGGCTGGCAATTTCAGATATAATGGGGTAAGCAAAATGAAGGACGGATGGAAAACGAGTGAGGCTTGGTTCTCGGGTGTATGTGCTTGGCTCATGCAGGATGTGATGAAGTCCAGCGATGACTGGAAGGTTCAATCTGCAGCAGCCCTGGGC